TGGAGAGGGACAGCGTGACGTTGGCGCTGGAAAACGTAACGTCGCTAGAACCAACAATGGCCTCTTCAAGTGCCGTACCAAGGTTGACGTTTGTAACGTCGCCCCACGTGGTCGAGTTCTCACCCGTGGTCATTAACTGGATTTTGAGATTGCTATACGTACTTGCCATCTTCGTTCCTTACGTCGGTATCTGTACCCAAACAACGGTGTTGCCGTCTACCACTTGTACCCAATCCCCAGCTTGGGAATCATCAATCGTCTGCCAGCTTGGTGTTTGAGTGTCATTTATCGCCGCCCAGCTACCAGTTTGCGCATCATCAATAGGCTGCCAGTTCGCGTCTTGGTTGTCGTTAATAACGCCCCAGACCAGCGGAGTGGTAACCCTACCGACCCCTTGTACACCAACAAGATAAACTTTGGAACCACCTACAACAGTAGCAGTACCAATAGCACCAGAAGCCTCTACGCCTGTGACAGGCACGACTTTTGGGATGCGGACAACGACGCTGCCAAGATCAACGGTGGCGCTGACGCCAGTGACGGAAACAACAGCTTTACCCGAAGTTTCGACCGTACCGACTGCACCTAAGGCTTCTACGCCTGTGGGGATTACATTGGCTGCACCTGCGACGTTTACCGTGCCTGTTTCGCCAAGAGCTTCAATGCCAGTGACAACCACGCTTCCGGAGGCTGCGACATTGACGGTGCCAGTTTCGCCAAGGGCTTCGACGCCTGTTAGGAAGACCGCAGCGCCTGCGCTGGTAGCCACCGTCCCGATTGCACCTGAGGCTTCTACGCCTGTGGTAATTACATTGGCTGTGCCTGTAGCGTTAGCTGTGCCGGTTTCACCAAGGGCTTCGACACCGGTTAGAACAGTGGATGCAGCGGCAGATACGGCAACAGTGCCGACTTCGCCAAGAGCTTCAACACCTGTTACGTAGATGCTAACAATCGACCGAGCATCAACGTGCCCGATGTCTCCTACGGCTTCAACGCCAGTGACAGAGATATTAACTGCGGCTGCGACCGCAACGGAACCAAGAGAGCACGTGGCTTCAACGCCAGTTACATTCTGGTTGGCCCGGTTAGTTTCGAGGAGGTCCGCAAAGGCGGAAGCCGCAAAAGGAGAGAAACCGAACATAATTCTGCCTCCCTCCTTTCGTTATGGGTTGCTTGTTATTGGTAGGTTATTAGCCACCAAGATACTGTGCACCGGCAGCGGCGACAGCAGCGATTGCACCAAGAAGTGCGGCGAGTTTGGCTTTCTTGCTCAACTTGGGCTTTGGCGCTTCATCCATAGGCAGAATTTTATCTGCGGCTTTCTTAAGGAGTGCCTTCTCGACTTCCTTCTTCAGTGTGCTTTTTAAATCCATCATTCTTCTCCTTACAACCAAGCAGCGTACTTCTTGGTCTTCAGTTTACGGTCATCGAGACCGTGGGTTCCGCCATTGATCCGCTTTGTCAGTGCAAGGATCGCAGCGTCGTTGATGCCTTGGTCGCAGATCGACCAAAGCTTGTTTGCATCAAAGAACCACAGGGCGCTTTCAAAGCCCAATTCGGTAGCCACAAGGTCTGGATTGTCCAACACCTCCTGTTCGCGTCCGATGTATTTGCCGAATGCGCGGTAATTATTCTTGCCCGTCAATTGGAGGGGGCCTCGGCCTTTGTACAGAAAACCCTCGCCTGACGCTTCATCACCATTGCCCATACGATTGGCGTAAGCACGGTTGGCAATGCGCTGAGGCTGACGCTCATAATTTTTAGCGATGCCTTCAGTCTGGAAATATTTGCCGAAGGTTGTTCGCAGCCCCTTAGCACTGTAGTTCAGGTTCTCGCTGAACGCCTTGAAGTTGCCCGACTCATGCGCGCACTGAGCGAAAAAGTGGGCAGCGCGGTTCTTGTTTAGTTTGAAGTAGGATGCAGCAGCTTTCAGCGTGCCGGGGCCAAAAGCCCCGTCAGCCGTTACGCCAATCTTCTTCTGAAGTTCTATCATGCTCATTTGCCAGCACTCCGCCAATCTGGGAAGTCGTTTTCATCAACCACGCCGTCGCCATTAGCGTCATAGCGCAGGTCGTTGCGATACTTCTCCCAAGGCTCCATATCGTCGTCGTCCTCTTCAGGTTCGTCGATAAAGACTGTGCCCTGCGGATCGTCGTATGGCTTGGGTGCTTCTGGTTCTGGCGCAGGCATGTCCAGTTCGAGTGGCATTTCTGGCTCAGGCTCTTTATCCCGTGCATTAGCGTTGAGGCTCAAACCGCCAAGCAGACCGACAAACGCACCAATGATCGTCTGGAACGCAGGATTAATCATATCGAGGACGGCAGTGCTATCCACTACGTCATTAGGCACAAACATACCGACAACGAGCGCCAGTACGACCACGAGAATAACCGCAGACAGCGTGACAATAGCCACGCGAATAACAAACTCGATGGTATCATTCGTACCCTCTGCCTTACTTTCAAAACTATTCAGGAAGCTCATCATCTTCATCCTTCTTCTTTTGCATAGCGCCGCTGCCCTGCCCTGCCATAAGTCCTGCCAATGCCCCCACGATGAATGTCGCAATAGGGTTAATCAGCTTAAAAAACTCTGCGTCATTCGGGGACTGCCCCTCCATCGGCTGCGATACAAACACCAGTGAGTATAGCACAGTAGCCACAATAAACGTCAGCGTCAGCGAAAGCACGATACCGACGATGAACCGCAGCAATTCCTCCGGCGTCCATTCACTTCTCGGTTTCATCTTCTTCACCTGTATCTATCAACCACTCGGTGCAGTAGCCCATAGCTACACACTTAGGCTTCTTGCAGATTTCCTCCTGCCAGTTTTCAGGGTCTTGGCAGTCGTACCGATAGCGGTCTTCGCACCCCAAAAGCAGCAGCGAAGCCACGATAAGGGATGCGAAGCGCCCCATTAGTTCACCTGTTGTTGCGGTATCTGTTCGTTGGCCTGCGTAAAGACCTTACGAATGAGGCCGTCCGACACGCGATGTGGCAGTTCAGCCAGCGCCGCGATGACCGTGTTAACCTCTTGGACGTTGAGGGTCAGCTTGACTTCTGGTGGGGTCTGGGTGCTGACGTCATACTTATCGAGTTCAGGGTTCATTAGGTTTTTCCTTTAGGTAACAGGGGGTGTTGGTGGTGTTGGCGCAGGTGGGTCCCACGGGAAATCGCCTTCAGGAACGTCCACTACAGGGTCTTTCTCTAGGGCAATCTGCTTGTTGATTTGGGCATCAACGTGGTCTTTATAGCCGCCCACGACAACGGCTTGTATCCAACCAAGGACGTCAGCCTCGGTCAAATCTTCATAAGGAATGAACGTAGCGGGGTCTACGCTGGAAAGCGGGAAAGGCGTAGCGCCGTTGAACGTGCCGCTGTCGCCATCTTCGTCCGTGCCGGTGCAGGTCCATGTGGATTGCACGACGACGTTGTCGATGTCGAGTGCGACATCCGTGGTTTTCTTGAGGGACGTGATCGCCCAAGTGTACGTAAGTGCCATATTACTTTCCTTCCAGTTCGGCCACGCGGGCTTCGAGTTCCTTGATTGCTTCTATTAATACACCAACAAGGTTACCATAGGCAACAGAGAGCGTGTCGTCGTCGCCAATACCTTGCTGGACCGCCTGCGGCATAACCTCAAGCATCTCTTGCGCAATGACGCCGACGCCAGCTTTGTCTGTGTCTATCCGAGTGTATGTGACGCCGCGCATCTTACGCACAAGGCCAAGCGCGTCACCGATGGTCTCAACGTCCTTCTTGAGGCGAGCATCCGAGTAAGCCGTGACGTTACCAGCCATCGTCAGGTTGCCAGACATATCCATCTGCAAGCGGTTAGCCGCAGCAGACCAACCACCAATACGAATTACGTTGTCGCTATCAAGTCCTATGTTGACGGCATATAAACCGCTGCGATGGAACGACATGATGGCACCGTTACCGCCAGTCGAAAATATACTCATCCCAACACCAGCAGAGCCATTGACGCTACCATTCCCGTTGATTTGGGAGTAGCCGTTTAGGTTCATGTAATAAGAGGTGTCGTTAAGGTCGTAGAAGATTGGTGCACGGAAGCTACTGTCGCTATCAACTGGCCCAGCGCTACCAAATAAATACCGGCCCCCATCCCAGAAAAGATACTTAGTGCCTCCATCGGCAAAGTAATAGACGCCCGTGGTTGTGGCGCTTTTACGCCGAGAATAGAAATCCCCGTCCGTTGTGATAACCGAACTGTTACCGCCCCCGCCAAACCGCATCTCACCATTAATCATCCCGCTGATGCCGGTTGACCCCGGATCAAGGTAATACGCAGTGTTGTTACCGTCATAATAGATGGTGCCATATAGCGCCCCTGCACTCGCAGGGTTGCCGAACACAGCAAACTCGTACCAGCCTCCCCAGCCGCCATCGTTCCTACGCCGGAACCAAGCACGGTCAGTGTCGTAGGTATAGGCAAGCTGGGTGCGCCGCGAGAAGTTATTACCGACGTTGATGGTGCGGATGTTAGGGCTGGAAATCGGCGGCGTGCCTGCTGGCACCGGATCGAAGGTGACGAAGCCTTCGCCGTAGTCGCTGTCGATGTTCCCGTTGATTGTGCCGGGAGACCGTAGGACGAAGTAACCTCCAACCGTAAGGCCATTTAGGGCCGTCGTGCTGGCGGGGTCAACGTAGTATGCGCTGTTGCTAATATCGTATATGATTGAGGCGTACACGGCCCCGTTGGCATACGTAGTAAATACGTCGCTGCCAGCACCGTTGCCGATACGGAACGTCAAGCCCGATGTCGTCCCGTTGTCCCAGTTAAGAATGATAGCGTTTCCAGCGGTCGCATTCAGGTGAAGGTTAGGAGTTAGGCGGATTGCGGAGTTGGCAGGGCTGAAGCCATTGATTGTAGTTATTGACCCCTGCAATTGCAGCACGTTCAGATTTGATGTACTGGCTGGGTCAACGTAATAGCCAGTGTTGCCGCTATCGTAGAAGATGGGGGCACGCATATCGGCTGTGGCAATAACGGTTCCCGCACTATCAATCGTCATTGTCGTGCCGCTACCGTTGTTCCGGAAGTAGTGGATATTAGCGTTGTAGTAGTTGTTTGGGTCGCCGCTCTGACCAAGCCACAGCTTGGTTACCCCGTTCGGGTCGCAGAACTCCGTCCACGTAGAGCCGTTAAGTGTAATAGCCCTGTTACCAGATGAATGTTGAATTGTCGCTGCACGAACTACGGAAAGCACTGAGGTGCTGTTCGGGTCTACGAAGAACGCGGTGTTGTCGCTGTCGTAGAAGATAGGCGCACGCATAGAACCAGTAGCGATTGCATAGGAACTGAACATCGTGAACGTATTGCCAGCGGTCGAACCCGTTGGGTAAAAGTATAAACCATTACTGGTTGAAGCAGCAATGGTCGGTATGCCTGCCCCGTAGACACCACCCCACGACAAGTTATCGCCGTTATCAAGAACTAAACGTACAATCCTTGATGTGCTATTCGGATCGACGTAATAAGCAGTGTTGTTGCTATCGTAGTATATCGGGGCGCGCATGTCCCCGTTATTGATTTGGAGGCCAGTGCTGTTCCACGAGGCGACAGTGGTCCGAAGGGCGGGATTTATGGTGTCAGACGTTCCGTATTGCAGAATGCCACCGTTGTAGCCCGCGATGGCAAGTTGGTCGCTAGGGTTTGCGCCGTAGTTACCAAAAACAACATAGCCACCCATGTTGTTGTCTTGGAAAGCGATGCCAGAATAAGTGGCGTTATCCGCTGTGTGACGGAACAGGAGGTAGTTGTTGCCAGAGCTATCAAGAATGCCGGTTACACCAGAAGGGAGCGCGCCAATCCCTGTCGGCGTTGACGCAACTGTATGTAACTTTGCCAGTGGTGAAGTAGTGCCAATCCCAACATTCCCACTTGGGTACTTAATAGTCAGGCGCGGCGTTACACCAGCTTCAATAATCTGGAAATCATCGCCGGTTGTCTGCAAGTCGTAGGAATAGTTAGTCGCAGAGCCGATACGCACATAGCGGTTCGCGCCGTTACTCAACGTTAGATTACCTGATGTGATAAGATTGCCAGCGGTGTTTAATGAGGTCGAACCAGTAGGATCGAGATAATAGCTCGTGTTTGCGCTATCGTAGAAGATAGGCGCACGGAAATCGACGTTGGCCGTGACGTTGCCGCTGCTGTTGATGGTTAGACGTTCTGTGTTGCTGGTGAAGAACGTCATAGGTTGCGCACCGATGGCGTTGAGCTTCAAGGTGCAGGGGCTTTCAGCTTCGAGGGCAACTATTGCGCCGTCCCCGTAGAAATAACCACGGTTTGTGCCCGCGCTCTGCACACTAATCAAAGCCGAGCTAGTGCCGTTGACATTAAGTACTGTGCGCCCACTTGTGACATAGGGTATGGCCGCGTTACCAATCCCGACGTTCGTACCGTCGTCGTATATAACCGACGCGCTGGTGGGCGAGACGCCGTTACCCTTGAGGAGATAGCCGGAGGCCAAGGTAGAGTTACCCGTGCCTCCGCGTGAGACAGCAAGCTGGCCTGACCAGCCAGCAGTGATGGATGTTGCCGCAAGAAGCGCAGTCGATGGGCTTCCGCCCAGCGTCAAGGTGACGTTAGTGTCGTCTGCCTTGGTCAGGGCCGCGCCAGTGATATCACCACTTGGTATCGTAGCCGACGCAGTGAAAGCCGAAGTGCCGTTGCCCTTGAGGTAACCAGTCAGTGTGGTCGCACCGCTACCACCGTTGCTGACAGGCAGCGTGCCGCTGACATGCGTTGTGAGACCGATCTTGCCCCATGATGGAGGGTTGCTGACACCGCCAGAGATGAGCGCATTGCCTGTAGCTACATCAGCCAGAGAGCTTAGCGTCGTAGTCGCAGAGGCGTAGAGAATGTCGCCAACGGTGTAGCTGCTTATCCCAGTACCGCCATTACCTGCACCAAGGGTGCCACTGACCTGCGTGGTGAGGCTGATTGTGCCCGACAAGGCGCTGGTCGGGATTGTCGCCGTAGCCGTAAACGCAGAGGTGCCGTTGCCGACGAGATAGCCCGTTAGTGTGGTTGCACCAGTACCACCGTTACCGACAGCCAGAGTGCCGCTGATGTGCGTGGTTAGACCGATTTTGCCGTAGGAAGGGTCAGCGCCAACGCCGCCTGAGATAAGTGCGTTGCCAGTGGCTACATCAGCCAGCCTGCCGATTGCCGTAGATGAGGTCGCATATAGCAGGTCACCTGCTACGAAGCTGCTGTTGCCCGTACCGCCTGCCGTTGCAGGTAGCGTGCCTGTGGTTAGCGCACTGGAAGACGTCGCATAGACTGCACCGCCAGATGTGAAGCTCGTCAGCCCCGTGCCGCCATTAACTGTGGTGACCGGAGCAATAAGGCTAAATACCGTACCGCTGGTAAGCTGAAGGCCGTTGCCTGCCGTGTAGAGCGTAGCGTCCGAGACCTGAACGAAGGTGATTGCCGTCGAGCCAAATACGATTGTGCCTGCGGTATTGCAGACATAGGTCTCGCCAGCGCCCGTGTCGCCGCTCGAGACGAAGAACGAGTCCCCGTTACCGAGAGCTTCAGTGTCTTTTAGTCCGTAGGTATCAGCGTCAGTTGCACGGGTCAGTACCCAAGCCACAGAGCCACTGCCGACCGTCGTGACGGTGTAGATACCATTCTGGAACGCACTGGTCTGGTTATAGACCAAGATACGGTCGCCAATCTGCGCCGTCGGGCCATCAGGCGCAAAGGCAGCTAGCGTGCCTGCGTTTGTCAGGGTTGCGCCAACGCCAACACCCGCCCCACCGGGCTGATTATATGTAGCGTTGAGGTTACCCGTGCTGTTCGGGACTTCATATTTGACCGGCTCGTGGTAGGTGATACCTGACGCGACGAGACCATCGACATACTGCTTGGTCGCAACTTGTAGGTTCGCAGTTGGGTCCGCAGCCACAGTAACCTGCGTGAGCGACGGAGACGCCGTGTATGACGGAGTTGTGCCGCCAATCAGGACGCCCGTGCCCGTTGCAAGCATCGCTGTGGTGTTAGCCGCAGTCTGGTAAGGTATAGAACCCGCTGCACCGCCAGCTAGGTTAGCCGCAGTGGTTGCGGCTAGCGCATTACCATAGTCTTCCGTGACAGCCTTTTCGGATGGGTAAGTGACGAATACGTCCTTGGTGCCCGCAGCAAAATCTACAAGCGAACCACCATTGCTCGATGCTAACACCGTATTACGCGATAGGGTCGTACCGGAAGACGTGTAGGTACCGATGCCGACTTCCCACTGGGTGTCGCCATTAATCGTGTAGTACGTCGTGTTACCGTTACCGATTACCGAAAAGTTCTGATACCCGGTTGGCGCGGTCCCGCTGAGCGTTACCGTACCCGTACCAGTTGTAGCAGTGGTATCCCTAACGCGATCAGCGAGGACAAGAGCCATTAGTTTTCCTTACGCGATACGAATAATGGCCGTCGTGTTTGTGGCCGTCGGGAAGATAATCGTAAAATCACCATCCGTCGAGGTCTTATCCGAACCAAAATCCAACACAGCCACAGCAGCATTCGTCAGCGTGGTGTTCGCGTTCGAGTTAGCCGAAGGGGTCGTGTTATAGATCAGCGCGCCACGTGCCGTGATCGTCGCGTTAGCAAAGGTCAGGTCGCCAAAATCAGTGAAGCCCGTACCAGAAGAGGCCGAGTTGTTCGACGTCACAACCCCGAGGCGTGTCAACGTGCCACCACCAGCGGTGTAGTTCGTGCCCGAAGATGAAACTTCCTGACTGGATGTATATGCCGTTGTGTTGGCATCCAGAGAAGCGGATGAGGTGTACAGCGACAACTTGAAAGTGTCACCACCGGTAGCCCGGAAATCGTGCACCGCGAGCATAAGCTCGGCCTTAAAGCTGGTGCACATTGCTTGCGTAATTGCCATTGCGGCCTCCTTATGCGTCGAGGATCGGAATCAACTCTGGATGACCCGCCTGCTTGAATTTATTGACCAGAGTTACGTTATGGGACCGCACAGCCTCGTGCATATAGTGGATGAGCACCTGACGGATGCTGTCCTTGAAGGCTTCGGCCTGATCGCGGATAGCAGGATGTGCCTGACTACCCACGTAGATGATTTTGTCGAGAGCGCGCTCAGCCGTTTCCTCAGGCGTGAAACCACGTCCCTCGGTCGCCATGACCATTACACTTCCGACATCGTTAGAACCGTTAAACATATTACCTCACCGGATACCGGACTTGACCAGAACGATACATATCCTGACGGTTTTTGCCTTCGCCAAGCTGTTTAAGCATCGCCATCGCTTCATCGTACCGCTTCTGGTAGCCTGCGATGATATCTGCCTCGCCCTTCATGAAGGTATAGGCTTCCAGCAGGGAGCCGTAAAGCAAAACGCTATCGAAGTTATCGCCCAACCACGATGTACCTGCCGTCACAATCGAAGGCGGGTAGTAGAAGTAATGCAGTTCGACGGAGTAATTGCTATCTGGCGTTGGGCCAAGGATATATGAGTTCTCGTCAAAATAGGCGTAGCAGTACGGAAGACCCTGATCGTTGGGGTTGGGGTACGCCTGCCGGATGAAGTTCACATCCTTGTTCAGCAGATATTCGTAGTTCCCATCCCCGTCGATCACGGCCAACGAAAAGTTAGCCAACCAATCTGAAGGCACGGACAGGTATTTATTCCCCGACGTGCAGTTGCCCGTCACGTTCTTACGGAGGTCCAGCAATTGAACGGTATTGAAAATACGCTGCTCAGCCTCTTCGATGAACGTGTTAATCTGTTCGGTAGACGTCAACGTCACCGTGCTGGAGCCGTCAGAGCCGGTCCATGAGGTGTTGGGGAAATCGTTTTCGACGTACCCTTTGATCGTTTCGAACAGTTGAGCGTAGTTCATCAGCCCATCTTCTTGCTATGTCCGTAGCCCCGCGTCGTGTTTTTGCAACCGCGAGTACGTTCGGTTTGAGTGTTAGCGATCTTGTTAGGATAGCCGTTATTGCCGAGGTCGGCCTGTGTGTAGACCTTAGGTTGCTTATATTCAGCCATTTTTATTGACCTTTCCCATGTCCTTCTTCGGCTTGCTGCCGCTCTTCTGGTTCGCAATCTTCGCCAGATTACGGCCCATGCTCAACATCTGCTTGTTAGTCTTACCACCTTTAGCCATCTTAATTCTCCGTCTGAACAGTTACGGTCCCCACTTGACCACTACCTAATAGCGTATTTGGAAGCCCAGATAAACCCAAAGGATCATTTAGGCCAACAGGATTCCAACCCCACTGGATTACACGGCTACCGCCTGACGGTGTACCGGAGTCCAGCACGTTGTCATTAGGCACTTCACCTTGGGTCTCGATCCGCAGCCCGGTCAGACCTGCTTGGTAGTATGTCGTGTCCGGACGCGGATTACGCAGCGCTTGAGGGTCATCAACCGGATACATACCAAGCTGCAACTGAGGCTGATCTGGTTCCCAGCATGACGGGCACACGAGGATATTGACGTTCTTCGTCTTGATGACGAGACGCCGAAGCTGTTTGAGCTTATAGCGGAACCCGCAGCGATCACACTGCGAGATTGCCCATTTACCGGAGGCAAACCTATTTGGCATTGCTTCTCCTTAATAGAACATCTGGCGCGGTGCGATGCGCAACGCAGCCTTTTCACGGTCCTCGTCAGCAGCCTGCTGCCACAGTTCTTCGTATTCCATCTTAAGCATCTGGCTGCGCTCAAGCGCGCCGGGGATTTTCTTCGACAGATGGTACGCCAAACCAGCTACCATGCACGGCAAGAAGCGGAACGGGATGTCCTGCGTCGTGATACCGTTGCCAGCGTCCTGAATAC